ATTAAAGTTGAATTTTGATTTCAACCTCTTAACAGATTAATGTATGATGCTATCACAAGAAGTGTCAGACATATCTGATTGTATTTCATCTTCAACTATCAGCAAGTTTAGAGAAGTAAGACATAGGATCATCGTCATCAGCAGTGGATGTTGATTCAACTTGCTTTGATGCTTTGTAAGAATCTTCAAGTTTCTGCATAACATCTTCTTCGCTGACAGACTTCTGTTCTGTTGCTGCATAGTTGTCATATTCAGTCTCCTCCTGTGCTGTATTGCGTGTTGATTTTGATCCCAGAACATAATCAAGACGCTTCTTCAGTTCATCATAGGTTTTGAACTGATCAGCAGCAGTAAATGCACTCAGTGAATATTGCTTCTTCCAAAGTGCTTCAAGGGCATCATCATCATCCAGAAGGGGACGCTGACGATCAAACTCAGAGGAGTCATAGTTCCAATACCCAGCAACCTTCTTCAACTTCAGTTTGAAGTTTGCACCTTGCCAGAAGTCAAAGGGGTTGATAGGAGTTTCATCTTCAAACTCAGGTTGCATGGCATCCATGATCTTGTCAAAGATCTTCTTACCAAACTTATAAAGGAATACACCACCCTCATTCTGAGGATTGGCAGGATCTTTCACAACATAGATGTTTGCATAGAAAGAAAGCTTACGCTTTTGCTTACGAACAACATCCTTATCAGACTCATTTCCACTGTTCCAGAGTTCACGATTGAGTTCTCCAACAGGATCTTTGCCACCAACTGTTGTCAGTGAGTTTTCAATATACCATCCACCAGGTCCTTGGAATGCATGAGAATACAGTTTCACCCAGGGAAGATCCTCTCCCTCAGGTGCTGGCAGGAAGCGAATGACTGCATATCCATTACCAGACTTGTCCATTTCTGGTTTCCAGAGGCGATCATCTCCCCCACTACCACCAGAGTTATTCATTTTTTCAACTTCTTTCACCAACTTATTGGTGAGAGACCCAAGTGAAGATTGTTTCTTCAGGTCTGAAAAAGACATTAAATTTACCTCGTATTTGTTAGATTTGGCCTGTTCCCTTAGCTTGTATGAGGGTTGGGTAGCCTCTAATATTCTATTGGATTTGTGTCAGATGTCAAGACTCATTCAAGGTCTTCTTCATGTTCTCAATCATGCTAACCATATTAGAAAACACATGATCAAGATTCACATCTTGAGGGAATCCAAGTTGTTTTGCTTGCGTTAAAATACTTTCTTTCATCCTCATGGCATCAGGGTCATCAGAAAGCGTAAGTCTAGTATAGAAGATTCTCTGCCTGCTGAGCAGTTCTTCCATTAATTCAATATGTTCTACTTTACTCTCTTTGCTCATGCTTGGAAAGAGGAAGACAGATTTATATACTTTCTCTTGGAGAATTTCAATCTCTTTCATTTCCTGCTGAACAATATCAGACTTAAAATAATTCATATGCCTAATACCTGCTTTAGAATTTTCCTATAACGCAACACATCAATATGTAGGAAGGAATTATACTTGTCAATTCTGAGTGACAGAAAGTCCCATACAGGATCATCCATCTTGTTATCAAAATTCTTCTTGAATCCAAGAATATTTTCAAGAATGATAAAGGTCTCAAGTGAAATATTATTCTGTAGTAATTCTTTCACAATAATTGGATGTTTGCCATTCTCAATATGAAATACATCATCAAATTTATGATTAGTAAACAGTTTATCTACCTGCTCCTTAAAGAGGTAAGACATTGACTGCATCTTCTTCTTCCAATCTGTATAATGATCTTCTCCATTTCTCACAATCTCACCAATCCATAAGGATTCTGGATTATCACATGCTACAAAATTAGATACAAAGAATTCAATCACCTCATCATCATTCTTCTGCCTGCTAAGTTTCTCAAAGAAATACCTATCCCTTCTTTTATAAAAACTCTGCACTGATGCTTTTGATCTACCACAATACTTGTGATAATCATACTTTTGTTTTGTAAAATGATTTTTCAATCCAAGATAGGACTTGTATGTATCAAATGGTTTCACCTTGATCATTTATCTCTTCAAAATCAACAATTTCATCAATTTTAACAACATGCTTATTGTCAATAAGATAGGTGTGTTCCCCATCAATCATACCCATATACTTAAGTTGATCTTCAGGAATATATCCCTCTCTTATTGCAGCAAGCATTCTGAGGTGTCTGAGTTCTTTGAAAGAAATCATAGTGGTAACTTAGCACGAGATGTTCTTTTTAACAAGTTCAACTCCATTGCTTCTGCTTTCAGTTTTTCCTTGAGTGGTTTAGAAACTAACTTGGGAACTGACTCAACATCCACATTGTTTTTCTCACAGAAGAAAATGATGGCATCAATATACTTCATGCCTTTATTTTCAAGCACTGTCTTTTCAATCTCTTCAGCAAACTTTTTAGAACTATAGAACTTCTTCTCTATGAGTTCATTGATGTTTTCTTCAGGCATAGGTTTGAAGCTTAAATTCAACAAACTCTCTAATGTATTCTGAGAGTAAATTGATATACTTTCTCTTGTTGTACTGTTCATAAATTACACATTCTCCATTTTCACAAGACATGATGATGACAAACTTCTTTACCATTATACCAGTCATTTCATATAACATGCAAGCATATGCTGCACACTGTACATAATAATGTTCAATCCACTTTTCAGGTTTTGGTTTCTTACTGGTTTTAAAATCAATCACAGCAAGTTCACCATCATATTCAGCAATACAATCAACAGTGCCAGCAACACCTAACTCTTTACTGAAAAGTGCTTGCTCAATAGCATGAATGTTATCTATCTTGTCCAGATCAGATTTAGCTTGTAAAAAGAGGAATTGTGATAGTGGTTGGACTTCAGGTAACTGCTGATTCCTAAGGAAGCACTCAGCAAGAGTATGCATATCAGTGCCCCTGCTTGTGGATTGCTTTGTGATTCTGTTTGCTTCTTCATTGCCTACCCTTGCTCTCCATCCCCTAAAGATTTCTCTATTGTAATGGCTGATGATAGATGTAATAGAAACAAGTTTATTCCCATCTGGAGTGTCATAGTATCTGACACCATCAATCATCTCCCTGTCTAATTTAGGGTATTCAATTTCAATATGTTTGAACATTAGAGTCCTAATTCAAGTTTTGTTGTTATGTACTCTTTGACAAATCCACTTCTGCAGATATCTTCAGCTTGGAATTCAATGACATCAAAGGATGGCATATTCTTCAGGATACGCATGAAATCAATAATGCCATTCCTCTCACCCATCTTAACAAGGTCACTCTGAGTTGCATCACCACAGAACATAATCTTTGATCCTTCACCAACCCTGGTAATGATAGAATCTAATTCATGGAAGTTCAGGTTTTGAAACTCATCAACAATTAAGATTGAATTATCAAAGGTTGTGCCTCTGATATATGATGTGCTCCAAAAACTAATTGTGCCCTGTGCCTTAAGATTATTATACAACATATCAAAGGATGAGTCATCTGGCATCTCAAACATATACTTCACCATATTCTTATATGGTATCTGATAAATGTCTGATTTATCCTCATGATCACCAGGTAGGAATCCAATCTCTCTAGTGGGCACCAATGACCTTACAATGTAGATCTTTTCATATGATGAGTTGACACTCAATACATCCTGAAGAGCATTGTATAAAGTAATGAATGTCTTACCTGTACCTGCACATCCATAGGCAACCATGTTTTGATTTTTCTTATATGAATTGAAGAAAATCTCTTGATTATCAGTCAGTGGTTCAATTTTTTTAGCATAATCAAGATTGATTGGTTTCTTTCTTTTCATTTGTTTATTACTCATACCAAATGGAACTGGATTGGTACTACCAATACCTGAAGACTTTCCTCTACTTTTGGGCATAAATTCTCTTAAACAGGATTGACGTTTGAACCTGGCATCTTGGATACCTTATGAAGAACATCATTCCAACCAGGATGTGACTTCTTCAATTTGTCATATGTTTCCCCTACTTCGCCTACACCAGCACAACCAGCTGACCAGTCCTTATCCCAATCAGGATTATCATCTCTCCATTGACTATATTGAATCATGGACATATGGAGAGTTTGTGTATCCCCATTTTTCATATTTTTCACAGGATATGTTGGCATGTCAACCTCAATTGTATGAATATTTATTAAACCCAGTCAAGGGCACTCCCAATGACAGGAAATTGCTCAGTAAAGAGTCTCTTACACTCATTGGCAATGTCCATATGTTCTTTCTGAGTTCCATTAGCAGACCTTAAATCTATGTAATGAATCCATGATCTTAATGAACCTGTCAT